TTTTCAACAACCATATATATGTTAAGCCTATTATATAGAATTTAGAAGCTTTTTAATAAGCAATGCTTTGTTTATTTTTTATGCAAATCAAGCATTTAAAATACGCAACGCTCTAAATTATTATTTAAGGAAAATCCAATACCACAGCCAATGTGTATTTCAAAAAAAATTTTATTTTTTTTTTTGAAGAATTAGTCTATTATCAATTATCATTTATTTAATTTCTACAATATCCAATTTATCTTTCATTTTTTTTATCTATAAAATTTGTTGTTTTATCAAGAAAAACATTACCGTTCAACTCATTTTGTTTTTGTATAAATGATTTTATTTCAATTTCGCGTTCTTTCATTAGAGATTTGAAAGATCTTTCTACATTTACATTTGTTTTTTCTTCACCAATATTTTGGAAAGCCTCATCTAATGATGCCATTATAAATTTACATTTAGAAATATTATTTTCATAAAACGCATAAAACAACAAAAAATTGTTTATTCTTTGATCACATAAATCTTCTTATTTTCCTCAACTTCTTACAATCCTTCAAATAATCAAATTTAATTTCTTCAATTGTTCAGTTAAAATTTGAATCGATATATTTGATTAAGATTGAACTATTATTTCGCAAGATATTCATTTATAAATTTGAAATTTAATGGAAGTAAAAATCAATTTTTCTTAATTAGATAAGAAATAAAATTTCCGTATTTTTTGTCATAATCATTAAAAGAATTTAATTCACGAATTGTTATACTCGCAAATCCAATCTTACTATGCAGTTCAATCTTCTTTGTCTCACAAAGTATACTCACATCCTCATACTCATCTCTTAATTGATTCACCATTTTTGACAAATAATATATATTATCCTTTGATGATAACGCAAAATAATTCGTAATGTACTCCAACAAAAATCCTCTCACATCATCCCATCCCTTCTTAAATGCCCAATCAAAAAATACCTGATTGTTCCAAAAATCTTCTGTGATAAAATCACCAATTAAATTGTTCAAATATAATTGATCAGATATCTCATATTTTTCAAAAGATGGAATGATATAATTGTCGACTATTTTGCAGAAGAGAATGTCATTGTTGAATAATCCAATATTTTCGTAAAAAACTGTAATAAGTCTGTCAAAATATTTTTTGGATAATTTTGTTTTTTCCATATACGGTAGAGATAAGATGTAATCTTCGAAGGATTGAAACACATTAAGATCTTCAAACCAATTCAATATTTCTTTGTTGATATCCGAATTTCCATTCTTCTTTCCTTTCTTAAAAAATTCATAATGATTGTAAAAATTCTCCACATAAAATGTTACTACCGTCTGCATCAAAAATGCCTTGAATGTATCATCCAAAACTAATGCATTAATTGATGTACAATGTTTGAGGCAATCTTCTCTTGTAATCTTATCTTGTTCAATAATTTCGCGGATAATTTTTTGGTAGAATGGTTCGATAATTCTGGGATTATTGACAATTTCGCTCAATAGTAGTTTAAGTTCAATAAAACCGGAAAGTCGCATATTTCTTTCATAAGTTTCGACGTCGCATCGTAGACGGTCAATCAAACAACTTATTTTTTCATCTCTTTCTTGATCACTCAATCTCAACCACTCACTTCTTAAAACCTCCAACTGGATCATTTCGTGCAAATGCTTTTCATCCAAATGAAGGCGTACATCCTTAGATTCATTATGGTAAATTGTGCGATAAATAAATGCATTTTTTGAGCAAAATTTAATGATATTGCAGCGGTAATTTTCGATTCCATATTTGAGTTTAAGTTTATCCAAAGTTGGAATAACTTGATGATTGTATATTTCCTCTTTTTCCTTATCACAAACAATATAATTTCCATCACGATAATCCATTTCATCGCATTTATTCACTAAAACCACCAAATTCACGTGTTTCTTTTCCGCCATTTTGCTGAAAATTAATTCACAAATATCAATTTCATCACTCGTATTTAATCCGGAATGGATATCAATAACTAATATAACGCAATCAAATAAATGGAAGTTCTCTTGAGCCCATTTCATATACATATGTTTGGTTGATTGGTCGTTAAGTCCGGGAAGGTCATATAATTGAAAATCAAGATTAGGGTTTTTTGGTAGGAAATCGCTTGGAAATTGGGAAAGATGTTTGTTGATAGTTTTTCCATCCCAAATCTCCATCTGAAATTTCTTATTTATTTCCATATTCTTCAATAAAATAGAATCCTCAACTTCAAAGATATCTGTTTCACTATCAAACATATAAACTTGAGGAGTCATTGTTGTACGTCTAATATTCATTTGACTTAAATGTTTCGCAAAAATGGAATTGATCAAAGTGGATTTACCACTTGAAACAGAGCCAAAAATGCCGATTGAATAATTAAATTTCATTGTTAATAAATTTAAAAAGTATATTATAAAAATTAATCACTTTTTTTGAAGAAGTCAGTGATAAATGTTTGTTTTTTATCTTCTTTCCAAGGATCCAATTTCCAATAATCACTGCCATAATCTATAAATAATTCTTTACCTTTAGCCACATCCTTTTTCAAATAAAATTCCAAATGTAATTCTCCATTTCCATCCACCATATGCAACCTCCATACCTCTCCCAAATTCGGATTCCTCATATGATTCAAATAAGACATTAAACCATTATTCTCTATACCATCAATACAATAATTCTTTAAAAAATATTGATAAATATACTTATTGCCTAATGAGACCTCTTTATTTGGTATAAGATTTCCAAGATAACATCCGATTCTTGTACCAGCCTTTAAATCACATTTAGCTCTTATTCCTTTTCCCATATTCGGGGTATCAAATAATTCACATAATTCCTCTGATTCCACACAAACACATTTTTCATCCAACTGGTTTATTTTTTCAAAAGTATCTTTTGAATAAGAATCAATTAATTTTTTTTTGAATTTATCGCTATATTTTTGAGGTGATTTGATGATTTTGTTGAGAAGTCTTATTTTAGGTCGAATACTGCCGGAATAGTGTAACTTTGGCATAGTTAGTCTTTATCAAATCAATAAAAAATAAAATCATTTTTTTAGGTTAAAAATGTAAATTATTTTTTTTATTATAATAAACAAATGTTCGGATTTATAATAACAAGGCATGTCAATTCCGTTAAAACAAATCTTTATTGGAATTATTGTATAAAACAAATACAAAAAATATATCCTGAAAATAAAATAGTTGTTATTGATGATAATAGTGATTATAGCTTTGTAAAAAATTTGGATATTGATGTAACAAATTGTACATTTATACAAAGTGAGTTTCCAAAAAGGGGTGAATTTTTACCATATTATTATCTTAATAAATATCATTTTTTCGATGTTGCGGTGATAATGCACGATTCAGTTTTTTTACAAAAGAAGTTAAGTATTGAAAATACTGAAACAGTAAAACCATTATGGCATTTTGATCATGAATTTGATCATGTCCATACCCAATTCAAATTATTGAAAAGATTAAATAATAATGAATTGAATGAATTTCACGGTAAATCTAATAAGTGGATGGGATGTTTTGGTATTATGACTATAATAAATTATTATTTTTTGAATAAAATTTACGAAAAATATAATTTATCTATTTTTTTAAATCATGTTGTCTGCAGAGATGACAGATGTGATTTAGAGAGGGTATTATCATTAATTTTTTTTTACGAAGACCGAATGTTAATTAATAGTCCATCAGTTTATGGAAATATTCTTCATTATCTCGATTTTGGATATAAATTCGAAAAATATTTCATTGATCTCAAAGATAACAATAAAAAAATAATTGAGAAACCAATAATTAAAGTATGGTCCGGGAGATAATTTTTTTTCTATTTTACTGTATGTTAGGGTTTATTGTTTTAAGACATGTAAATTCTCCAAAAACAAATCTTTATTGGAAACTATGCATTAGAATGATAAAAAAGGTTTTTCCAGGAAAACCTATAGTAGTCATTGATGATAATAGTAATAAAGAATTTGTGGACAATATTGGAGTAAATTTGGAAAATATAAAATTTATAAAGAGTGAGTTTCCTGGAAGAGGGGAGATTTTACCTTACTATTATCTAGCAAGGGACAATTTATTCAAAAAAGCATTAATTATTCAAGATTCGGTTTTTATCCAAAAAAAAATTTCATCATCAAAATTAAAAACAAAAGACATAAATTTTTTACTATCTTTTCCTTCAGAAATTTCCAACAATGTTGATCAAGAAGTTGATTTGTTGAACAAACTTAATTATGGTCCAGAATTAACGGAATATTACCATTCTCGACAATGGAAAGGATGTTTCGGTTTAATGTCTGTTGTCAAACTTACGTTTATAAAATATATCGGTCAAAAATATAATTTATTCAATGTTTTAAATTTCGTTACTAATCGAAATGATAGGATGAACATGGAAAGAGTATTTGCCGTTGTATGCCAGTTTGAAAATAGAAATATTTTTACAAATAGTGCTATTATGGGTGATTTATTTAAATATATAAATTATCACTATAGTTATTCATTTGATGAATACACGAATGATATAAAAAAAAATAATCAGAATATTACTAAAAAAGAGATTATTAAAGTTTGGACAGGTCGTTAACCTTTTATTAAATACGAATCCAAAAATCCCTTACAATCAACTTTCCAAACATTCGTATCTTTAAATATATTATCATAATTTGGTTTCATCCTACATTTATTTTGTCTAAATTCATTGAATCTAGCCAAACTATCCCCCTTAAATGCATAATCAGGTCCCTTCAAAAATGGATATTTCGTCTTATCCTTCTGTTCTTCACAACAAAAATCCATCTTGGTATTCGGTAACCACTCCTTACTCTTACAATTATAACATAACGGCTTCAAATTCGGCTCATTAATATAATAATGATACCCCAAATTCCTCATATTCAACGGCAATTCACACTTCCCCTGCACACACCTCCCAAATGCATTCTTATAATTCTTATTCTTCTTATAAAATATACAATCCTCATCCTTCAAACAAGGCCTATCCCAAACTCCCGCCGGCTTACTATAACCCATAACATTATAGGCATTCTCACAATCATTCTTATCCGTCGCAAATATTGGTATACTAATTGGATTTTTAGATTTTTTATTATAAGAATGACAGACATACTGATATTCCAAAAAATCCCTCGTCTCCAATACCTCCTCCTTTCCCTTCTCATATATCTTCTTCGCCTCCGCCGATGTTATCTCATCATCATTCTTCCACAATGGATTCATATTGTAATACAAATTATTCTTATCAATTGACTTCCTTAACAATACTTCATCCAAATTATAATTAGATACGTATTTTATTTCTAATTTTTCTAATTCATATTCTTTTTTTCTGAGGATGAATTTACCGATTAATTGGAATTCAAATGCTAAAAATGCATTATCACGAGTAACCACCGTCACAATATCAAATATTCTCTCCTTCGGAAATCCATTCTTCTTCTCAGGACTCGAAAAAATATTTACAATCCGATGCTTCATTATAAAATACGGCTTATACTGCGCCACCTTCCTCTTCACATAATGTGAAGTAAATTTATAATAATATTGATTGAAACTGTACAAAAATACCTTATTCATCACATTTACTTCTGAAAACATCGAACTTATGTACTTCTGATATAATGTATAATCCGGGTTCCATTCATATCGATTATACCACGTATTTTTATTTAAATTATAGATGTCAAATGGGGTATAATCCAACAAAAACTTTTTTTCATCAAATACCACTGGCTGACTATATTCCTTTACAAATTGACCTAAATCGTGTTTTTCAAAATCATTAAAAATATATTGATTCTGTTTATATAAATCTATAAAACTTGTTCCATATGTTGTAACAATCGGACTATTATAGGCATTCGGCAATTCTTTCCAATTTTTATTACTATTTTGAGCATATTTCTGAAATCGATTGTCCTGATATGAATTCTCCCAATTAATATTATAATTGATCCCAAAATTCTCTACAGTTCGATTTGTAAAATAATAAAATATGATAACAACTAGAAGAATTGAGATAATGATTAATATGTTATACATATAATATAACATAATAAAAAATATTTTTAGAAATCACCTTCTTCACCACCTTCACCTCCCTGGGGCATTTCTCCATATCCATTTCCAATTTCAATAACATCATCTCCCTCTGCATCTATCTTAGAACCCATCCATTCTTCATCCTCTTCCTCCCTATCCAATTGCCCCTCCCTTTCCTGTTCCTCTATAAAATCAATAATCTCATTATCAGTTGGATCAGAATCATGTTTATCCTTGTATTCTTTTATAAATTTCTCCTTCATCCGATCCATCTTTTCCTGTTCCGCCATCTCATCATAAACAGCTTCATAATCATCCTCCATATCAACCTTCACCCTTCCAGCATAATCTTTCTGAACCTTACCAACATCCTTCGTTTCATTAACCGCAACTCTCCTATAATCTCCCTCCAAAAATGTATCTCGTGTATAATCTAATGCATCTGAATCCTTAAATATTTGGTCAAATATTTCCATTATAAACTGCGCAATTATCCTATTTTTATCAACGGATCCCTTCTCAAATTCCATTGAAATAAACTGATTTAAATTTTTTATTAAAATGTACAACAAAACATCCCCGAGATGGCCTAAATTAAAATTGACTTCTTTTTCAATTTTCGAATAGGTTTTATCCCATTTATCAGTATCCGCTGATATATTCATTATCACTTTTGCACTAACATCGAACCTCAATTTCTTAAATATTTCGGCATCTCTTTTCACCAAATACTTCGTCAAAAAATATTCCCTATCATAAATATACTTCTGCAATTCTCTTGACTTCTCTTCTTCCATATCCATGATTTGTTTGATATTTTCCACTGGATTAAACATATTGGAAACAGTTGAAATATACCTGCGAAAATAATTATTTATATATCTCTTCAAATTATTAATTCGCATTCTACTCCTTTCATTTTCAAAATTAATTATATCCAATGGAGATGTATTTGGGTCATCTTCCAACCTATTTCTTTCAGCATTTAATACTTTCTCCAAATAACCCAAATTTTCTATTCTATCCCGTAATTTTTGATTCTCATTACTACGATTCAATAATTTCCCTATTTTTTCCACAAAAGTATTAACCTCCTTCATCAAACTATCATGTGATTCCTCCTTGTATTTCTCAAAATCAAAATGATCAATTAAATCTTCATCCCTTTCTTTCATCTCATTAATATCTTGTTCACTTCCTCCCAAAACTAATTTTTTTAATGTTTTTCTTATAATTACTTGAAATAATTCATTTTCCTCTTCAACGGTGTATTCAGTTTTCTTTATATCTTCTTCACTTTCACCTGTTATTAAACATATTCTATCTTTGAACTCATGTCGTTCCCCTTTGAATATTCCCTTGGAAACATAGGTTAAAAATAATTTTTTACGTAATTCAGAATTATCATAACCAACATTTCTTACTGAAATATGAAAATTCGCATCCTTCTTGAAAAAATGCTTCATTATAACCCCTCCATTCAAAAATAACTGTGTATAAAATGCATTTTCTCTTGATTCCCTCAATAACTCATCCACATTTTTCAAAGTTTTTTCTTTTACATAAGTGTAATAGTTAATATTAGGTGAAACTTCTTCGAAGCAGCAGCTGCCAATTTTGGATTTTGGATCATCACTTTCTTTATCCTGCGCATTCGCAATCGTTTCATTCACAGCTTTTATTATTTCCTGAGCAATATAACTTTGTCTTCCACGTAATTCTTTTTGAAAATTATAGAATTGTTGAAATGTTTTAGCTTTTTCTACTTCTTTCTTATAATTTTCTGGTAACTTTTCTACTTTGGGAACTTCTCTTATAATAATTTGATCCTTCTTCTCCTCCACCTTCACCTTTTTGGTATCATATAACTGTCTATCCCTCTTTAATTTTTTTACTGATGCCATTTCACTCAATTCATCATACGATTTCTTCACCTCCTCCTTTATCTTTCCCAACTGCAAATACTCTATCACCTTCTTTCCATTCTTCGTCATCCTCTGTATCGGTAGCGTCTTCGATTCTTCTATCAACAAACTCATATACTCATTTCCCTTAAATCGATCAAAACCCTCAAATATTACTAATGTTCTACTTCCAGTAGGGGTTTGGGGAGGAATCATAGTCTGATAAGTTATTAATAATCTAGCAGCGATAAGAGTAATTTTTCGCAGCATTATAAGATTATGGTGTCTTTCTGCAAAAATCTTTGGATCAACTGTCTTCAAATCAATGCCTTTCCTCTTAAATTCCTCCAACTGTATTTTCTTAAATCTAGTAAAATCGGGTAATTTCATTAATGACTGCAAAACATCGACAATAATATTTATAAAATCTTTTTTCTTAATTAAAATTCCAGTTTTACTGTTGATCGTATTAACTTTCGCACAGATATCTTTTGCATTTGCGATTTGTTCGGCTTTGAAGCCCATTTTAAGAAGTTCGTTGCGGATTTCTGGACTATTGCATTCAAATATTTCGGCTTCTTTTTCCTGTTCTTGAAGAGTAATAATTTCTTCTTTTAATTGTTCTTCTTCACTAAGAACAACCTGTCTTTGTCTGTCAACTTCACCGGTAGTTTTACTCAATCCCTCTGCAGTATCATATTCCATTAAATCAAGTGGTTTTCCATCGTGATTGCAAAAAATCATTCCATTTTCTTCTTCTGCAGCAAAAATTGCCAACATTTCTCTCCGCATTTTTTCGGAATATTCCGGACTACCTCCTTCTGCAATCTTCATTTGATACCAATAATGTGCACAACATATCATCTTCCCAGTTCGAATGCTATAAATATCTTTATTTATAATTATTCCATCTTTCTTTATTAATAAGTTTCTCAAATATTCTTTGTTCTGCAAATCAGGAACCTTTAATATTTCTTTATAAATAGGGTCAATATCCCTTTCATACATCTCTATTGTCTCCTTTGTTCGAGTATCTACTCTCTCTCTCAAATAAATCTGCAAATTTAATTCTGCAACTTTAATATTATCTTTAACTTTTTTCTCTATTTCTTTTGCTGATTCATCACTGAATGATTGCAGTAATTTTAATTCACCATTTTTTCTTTCTAATCTTTTTTCTAATCGAACTTGTTTTTTATTTTTACAGGCTTCTCTGAAAAGACAATGTAATTTTTCCAAATCAAAATCTACAATTTTTTCGACTCCTAATAAACATAAATCATCCAAACTCCTAATTAATGGGTTTTGCTCCCAATTTGTGCCATTCCATTGATAAATCATGTTATTCTCGTGAGATTTACTACTTTTAATAACCGCCCAATCACCTTTTAGGAAATTAATATTGCATCCGTCTTTGTACAAATCATCGTAAGAATTGTATGTTTTGACTGGATCAATGAGTCTATTTGCGCAATTTTTGTTGTTGGAAATTACTTTTAGGTCTTTTTCTATTTCAGAAATAGTTTTTTTGATTTCTGTAATTCTGGTGCTAATATCTTTGACGGATATTTCTTCACCTTTCATCTCTTGTATTTTCTGATACTCTACAAATAAGAAGTAATATTCGCCATAATCAGGAGTGGAAAATACCCAATTATATCTTGTTGCTAGTGAATCAACATCATTTCCAACATTGGGATAATTGCCATAATATTTAATAACATCTTTATTGAGGATATATTTATCGCCGAATATGATATCATCCGCGACTTTTTCGCTATTCTTTTCACCAATAATTTTTTCACGCATTTTCATTATTTCTTCGTAAAATTTATTACTATCAAATTTTTTGGATTTATTTTCTTCCGTGAAATATTTTTCATCCAGTAAATTTGTTAAAGTAACATAATTATCATATCCTAATTCACGAAATTCAAGACTAAATTTTTTTAAGATTCTATCAATTTCATTTACAGTGTTGATGTTTTTAATTTCATCCATTTGACTTTTAATAATTGCATCCGCACTAGGTATAACTTTTTTAACAATTTGTTTATATTCTTCTTCATTGATCTGTTCTTCTGGAAAGAGATAAAGGGTTGCATTATCTTCATATGCACTGCCAAAATCATCCTTATTTCCTTCTTCCAAAACTCTCTTCGGTAATTCTATTTTCTTAAATTGCAAGGAAGTTGTTGTATAAACCTCTGCATAATCACCATCTTTACCCTCTGATAAATTAACAGGAACCATAAATTCATCATCATTTATGACTTTAATTCCAGAAGTATATTCCCCATCAATTGATGGCTCACAATTACTCTTTAAAATCATAATTTTATCTCCTTCTTTAATACCATGATTTTTCATTGTAACTATTGCATTTTCATTCTTTTTGATCTTTGTTGCTTCACCAGTCTTTCTTATTCTTTCAAACCACTTCTCTCCCTGCAGTGCATCTAAAATTCCATTCTGATTTGATCCCAAAACAAGAAAACCAATAATATTTGTGTAACTTCCCGGTAAAATTTGAGCTACTCTTGATCCAATAATTTTTTTATTTTCATCTTTCTCCTCATATGTGAATTGTTCAGGTCCAAAATTAATATAATTCTGCCAGAATTTGTTTTCAATATTGAAATACCTTAATAACTGTGTAAATTGATTCAAATATATTTCATAACCAACATCTTTTTTATTCAAATCCTTCTTTATTATATAACACTGCTCAATATCAAACATCATTTTACGAAATGTTTTTAAAGAAATTTTATCTCTGTTAAATTCATCAATGTATTGCACTTCTTTTTGCAATTCTTCGAAAAAATCTTCATACTGAATACCTTTAGAACTCGCCATCTCAATATATTCATCCATGACTGTATCATTGGTATCAGAGTTTGCAATATCAAGTTTTTTATAAATTTTTTTCTTATCAAGTGATATTGGAATAATCCATTCAACGTTGAATTCATTATTATAAATTTTTTTCATATCTTGGTAATCTTCGATATCATCTAAATTAATTGTTTTTGCTTTATTTTTCAGATCGATGATACTTCTGGCAAATTTGAGGTATTTTTCTTGAATTTTAGGGTTATTTTGTTGTGATAATGATAAATCTCCTATTAATGAATTATAAAGGTCAATTTCATAAATTAAATCATCATCTACTTCTCCTTGGTATTCATCGGCTTCTTCTTCTGCTTCTACAATGATTTCTTCGCTTGGTTGTTCAAAAAATTTACTGAAATCATCTTTATTTATTTCGTCATTAGAGTCTTTGTCAATTTCTTCAGTTTCATTATTGCTCATAACAATATTAATAAATGGTTATATTTTTTTTAATCTGAAAAATTATCTCAATTTAAAGAATGAGTGAATATAAATTGAGATTTTTAGAGGAGGGAGATTATGAAAAAGGTTATATTGAATTACTTAACCAATTAACCAGTTGCCCTAAAATAGAAAAAAATAAATTTAAAGATATCCTCCAAAAAATTAATTCCCAATCTATCAATGTTTATGTAATTGAGGAAAATAATAAAATAATCGCGACAGCTACTATAATCTATGAACAAAAATTTATTCATGATGGTGGTGTTGTAGCACATTTAGAAGATGTAGTAATAGATGAGGAATTTAGGGGTTGTGGTTTAGGAAAAAAGATGATAGAATCAATTATTGAGGTTGTTGAGAGTAAAGGTTGTTATAAGATAATTTGTAATTGTCGTGAAAATTTGGAGAAATTTTATGGGAGATGTGGATTTGAGAGGAAAAATATACAGATGGCGATATATTTTTAACTGGTGATTTAAATTTTTTTTCTTTCGTTTAATTATAATATGTCTTGTAACAAGAATATCTACACTGTTATTTCTAAAGACAAAGATCTGTCTACCCTTAAAACTCTCATAGATTTAGCAGGTCTTAAAAAAACAGTTAAAAACCTCAAATGCGCAACTTTTTTTGCACCAGTTAACGCTGCTTTCCTTGTCAATGGTAACACTTGTTTAGCCAAATATTTGGTCCAACCTGAGAATAGAGATACTCTTAGAAATGTTCTTTTGTATCATATTACTGGCAAACCTTATCTTACCACTGATCTCATCCCAGCCTCGACTATTACTATGAAGAACAATGTTACCCTATTCATACTTGCAGCACTTTATTATCCATACTTACCAACACTTGTTGATAAACAAAATGCTAGCGCTCAATGGGAAATTATTGTACCAAATATTTCTACTGACAAATATAATTACATTCAGAAAATTAATGGCGTTCTTCTTCCCGGATATATTCCATATCCAATTGGGGTTGATTCAGAGCAACAGGTTGCACTTTGTCTTTAGAAATTCGGCAATTAGATATAAAATAAATATTATTTATTTTAGATGTTAAAATTTAATCTACAAAACAGGGAATTTTATGGTGAAAACTACCAATCCTTTTTAGAAACAAAATTTAAAAAAAAAGGATTAGAATTTACCAAAAACAAAGCTGATGTGGGTCATTATTCAACTTCTTCTCTAATTGGTTTTGGATTCCCAAATTCAATGTTTGAAAAAAGAAGTCTTCATCATCTCTTCAAAAATGAATGCTACTACCCTAATTCAATGTTAATTACTAAAAAATGGGCAACAGAAAATAAAAAGAAAATTACTGAATTTATCAATAAAAAAAGAAAAATTTTAAAAAATAATCGTGGTGTTAGTTCAGAAGGCATTTTTATAGTTGATTCTTATGAGGAGGTTATGAAAATAATGAATGATAAGGATTTTTTTATTTTACAAGAAGAAATACCACCTCTTCTGCATTATGGAAAAAAAATGGATGAGAGATTATATCTTTTTATAACCAAAGAAGATGATATCTATTCTGCATTTTTTATGGAAGAATCATATTTTAAATTTACCAGAAAAAATTTCGAAAAAGAAGGCTTAGATAAAGTGTCTTTTGTTACCAATATTAAAGCACCCAATTTAAAAAAAGAAAATTTTACTATATCCTCCCTCGAATTTTTTAAAAAATATGCCAGAACAAAAATTGATATCCTTATCGAAAAACGTTTAGATATTATGACCAATATAGCTGAAAAAATACTACCAGAAATAATCAATAAAGTTAAAAATCATTTTACCAAAACAAAACCTCCCAAATACATGTGCAATCTTTATGGAATTGATTTACTCTTTAATGAAAATTACGATCTTTACCTCTGCGAAATAAATTATAAAACTGGTTTACCAGTAAAATTTAATAATGAACTTAAAAAAAATGAAATTGATTTTAAAATGGTCAATCGAATTTTTGACTGTTTTTTTAACAATTGGATAGATAATAAAAATAATGATTATCTAAAAGATGAAACAATAAAAAGAGTTGCAGAAATAAGTGTTCAAGAATCAGGACCACAAGTATATTTGCAGTCTATAAGTGCTCCTGAATAAATATAGGTTTGACCCTTTGAACTATAACCATTAAATTTATAATATTTTTCGGTAGGTTGTGGAAGATCCTTTGAAACAAGTGTTAATTGATCCCCAAAAAATCCCCTAATATCCACCTTACACCCCTTCGCCAATCTTATATAAGATGGTCCATCATCCGTTTCCTGATCAAATAAATCCCTGTCCATAACTGCACTTTTTAACATAATAATGTACAAAGATTTTGTTATATTTAATCTGCTACTTGTTATATTTAATCCATCTTCTGTTGGATTATAAATGCATATATGTTCAACGGTTATTGAAGAATTTGTAACATCAAAACCATCATCGCCGGAACCGAAACTTACAATTTCTCTTATATTCCATTCATTATCTCCTACTCCCAAAACTGAAATAGCATCAATATCATCAGTATTAGGCTCATTATCTCCATTTGGTGGATCTGATCTTCCACAAAAATATGTGGTCAATCTTTTGCAATTAAATGAAGAAGTCTTCGTACTGAATTCAACATCAATTTCGTCTTTACTGGCATTTGAGGATGAACCTAAAAACCATACGCCGGCATTATTGGCTTTTTTAACTGGTTTAAATTTACGATTACAAGCACGCACTGTAAATGACTCTGCCTGAAGAATAGAACCCGTATTAAATATCAAACTTGAACGCATCGGCCCATTTACCAAATAAATTTGGACACCATCCTCGATACATAATTTTACTTTATTTAAAACTCGTATTTCTCCCCAAATTATGTATGTATTTTTGCTTCTAAATATTCTGTCTTCCCTAATATTATTTTTTATGATTATCATACTATTATACAAGATTATTTATTTTGTAAAAAAAATGATTTAAAATTTAATTATATGTTAAAGAATTAATGAAATGACATTGAAGTTTTGTGATATTGAGAGGAAATTTCAGTTGTTAGATATGAATTATAGTCAAAATGTATATATAAACAAGCCTATATATAAATTATTTAATGAGCCATATGGCATTCATTTAAGTAAGGAAGGTATTGAGTATTTTAAAAATTATCATCCAGAGATTTTCCAAATTAAAAAATTACAAGATCTTATTTACTACATCTGGAATATGGAAATTGATACAATCCCCAAAAATAATACCGATAGCCAATTCTATTTTACTTTAAACGATGTATTTTTATGGGTTCAATATATATATGCCAAATATCCATCTATTGATTTTTTTTACGAACAACTTTGCCCCTACCCTTCCTTTTCTTAACATTTATCACTTTCTTCAATCTCAAGTTACTATTAATGTTATTTATTACACCAACCATTATTTTATCAATGATTTCAACAATTAAATTATCAATAAATGGAACTTTGTTCAAATAATTTTTTTGTTCTTCAGATAATATATCAAGGATATCGTTATAAATTTTTTGTGATATTTGTTTTCTGTTTGCAATTAAATCGATCATTAATCCTTCATAATTATTTTTGATTATATTATTTATTATTCTTCTTTTTGTTTCTTCAGTAATTTCAATTTTGTCAAAGAATTTTTCTAAAATTCCAAATAATTTTTCAATTTCGACATATAAATGCTTATTTAAACTTTCTTCCATCTTACTGTTCACTAGAATTTAAATAATTCAATATGTCATCATAATTTGTAAAAATCTTCATCTGGAGCTGTTCTAAATTATATTTTAAAAAACCCTCCCTCTGCAAAACAGACATCTGTTCCAAAAATAAATCATATAAACCATTATAATTAAAAAATATTATCTCCTTAAAACCCTCCCCAATATAATTACCAGTTAATACTTGCATTGTTTCAAATAATGTCCCAATACCTCCTGGCAAAACCAAAAATATGTCACTTATTTCAATCAATTTTGCCTGTCGATCAGATATTTTTTCAAAGATGTAATCATCTTCAATCTCAGGTTCTTGAAAACGATACAAATTACTTGATATTACTTTCCCTCCCTTTTCCAAAAAACTGTTTCTTACATAGCCCATTATTCCTGTTGTTCCTCCTCCATAAGCTATCGCAAATTTTTTTGGATCTATCGAACTAATCAATATTTTCGATATATCAATATATTCCTGTTTAAGACTATTCTTTCCTGAACAAAATATTCCTATCGTTTTCATTATTTTCTATCCATAAAAAAAAATTTTTTTCCCATAAAAAAATGATTAATTTTTTTCCAATACTAAAATCATTAAATGATCACTAAATATATTATCAGTAGAATAACCCTTTTATATACAATCTTTATCTTTTTAGTTTGGACATTTTTTACATTTTTTACATACTTCCAAACAAATACTGGTAATAAAGACTGTAAATTTAATTTCAAAGATCAAATGGAATGCATTAACATTCTTTTTGGATTTTACAATATATTTCATACATTCAATTATTTTAGAATGGTTTATTTATATAGTGAATACGAGAATACCCGTATGCCTGAAATAAAAGAAATATATAATTATATAACTAAGATTTTTTTATTTCTTCAATTACCGCTATTGTTTAATTGTGGAATATCATTCTATATATCTGTTAAAAGTGAATATTTAAACGGAAATTACACTGAATGCTCAAAATATGAAGCAAATGTGCTTTTTTTTATATCCTTTTATTCCCTAAGCATACTCTTCATTATATTTCTATCTATTTCTAGCATCATTTTACTAATTTTTTTTTTCAAATTCGTCTTCAAACTGATTAAAGATTCTTGTTCAAGTACAAATGCAATAAAATCCTTCAATGAAAAGGAAACTCAAACTGATCAAGAAATAATAATACCAATTAGATCCTATGAAAATGATAAAAGTAATATTATCTGCATTGTCTGTATGGATAATCGCATTGATATTATATTAGATCCGTGTGGTCATATGTGTTTATGTAATAATTGTTTGATGAAAATGGAAAGTAAAAAATGTCCTTGTTGCAATTTTTTAATTAAGGAGAAAAAAGCAGTTTTCCTCGCTAATATTTATAAAAAAAACTAAGTTAAAAATAATTCTATATTTTCAATAAAAATGGAAATTACTTATGAAAATGTTTATTTTTCTTTTATAAATCTCAAAAAGAAATGGAAAAATGATGAAATAACTAATGTTCACTCTCTACAATTAGATCCCAAGATTATTCAAATATTTCAAGAATTCGGTATTCTAATCGTAGAAAACAATTCATGCTTCTTTTTAAATCCATCGGAAAAAAATAATGAAAATTTTGACCTCTATTATTACTTCTCAAGAAGACATAATCTTCACAAAATCCTTCACCCAAACCTCCATACCCGTTTCCTCATACACCTTATCCTCTTTAAAATTAATTCCTACCTATCCCCCGAAAAATTAATTCAACAAATTCAATCAAAACTTAATAACCAATCCTCCATTAATTCACTACAAAAACTTAATATAACTAACCAAGAAATTATTGATGCACACAACATTTTACTATCTTCCGGCCTCATTTCATACGATTACTGCCAACATAATCTCCTTTATAATGATAACGGCAATAATATCATAATCAAAGATAAATGGCTCTTCAATAATCAAAGAATTAATCAACCTGATTTTTTATATAAACTAGTTTTAAATTTTTTAACAAATTCACTTTGATAGTTTCCTCTAAAAATCTGGTAAACTTCTTCCGTTACTAAGTCACGGCCATATCCATTTTCTAAACCATTTAATTTGTATGTTTGGTAGGTAAATTCATGTATTAGGGCCTCAACTAACATATCAATTTTTACATCATTTGTTTTATTCATTAGTTGATTATTTATAATTTATTTTTTTTAAGTTAAAATTTTCTTTTTTGTGATGTTATTAGAGACGGAATAACATTTTAATTTTTCTTCACCTAACCAAACAATAGCCATTAAATCAATATCTAACTCATACCAAAAATATGCACCTACCTCATAAACATATTTAATAACTAGTGTTTTTTCTTTTTGTAAATTGAACATTTCATATATATCAAGATTTTTGAAGTTTTCCTTTGTATATGTAATTATTTCTTTCTTTTCTTCGTGTTGAATTGTTGTCATTAAATAATATTCAAAATTTTCAGTTATTTCCATAACAAAAACATTATCATTCTCCTCAAAAATATATTTATGTGCGATTAAGACGTTATAAATTTGTTGGCTTATTTCAAGGTTAAAATGATTTGGGTAATGTATTTTATGTAGAAAATAATGGTTATTTTCATTTTTTCCAAGGTAGATGTATATTTCGCTATTTTCATCCATTTAACTAAAATAATAAAATTATTTTAGCTCGTTTTACAAATAATACTATATTCTTTTTAGGAATATGAATAACTATTTTTTGTATTATAAATATTTTATCAAAATATTCAACAAGAAAGACTCATAAATCCTCAAATTCCTGCATAACCTCATTTTTCGGTTTAATTTTAATCTTCTTTGCTTGACAAATAATTTTTACACAATGTCCAGGCAACAAATGAAAATATAAATTCTGATTTGAAAAAACCGAAATTAATTTAACTGTTTTTGGTAACTCTTGAATATTTTGATCAAATTTCATTCCAAAATGCATAGTTGTTACATTTGGAGGAACTTGTGAAAAATCAATCGGAAAATTAAAACCATCACCAAAATCTACTTCAGTAACTTTTCTCATTTCATAATACATCTTTTGCGTAAGTTGCCTATTAAATGTGTTTTTGAATACCATTTTTCCATCCTTCAATTCATAATTTGGCAGACATAAAATTTGATCACACAATTCTTCCATTTTTTTTTGTATTATTTCAATCATATAATAAATCAATTTTTAGTAAATAATGATTTATCAAACCTTATTTCGAATGCATTTTCACTTTTTAAACCCAAAAATCCCTCTCTTAATTGCTTCTCTATACTCCCCATCGGCATAACATCTATCTTCTCCAAAAATGAAATTATCTGTTCCGGCGTATATACCACATCCACCAAATTACCATCATGTCCATACAACTCAGCCCGAAATGCCCTAAAATTCTTATAATTTATTTGCACGTGTCTTTTCGTGAATTCCTCCTCATAAGGTTCCAATAAACTTTTCACATATTTAATTTGTTTGTTATTACCATAAACAATCATTGTCCTCATTTAATATAATTGATATTTATATTTTTATGAAAATGATGATTTTTAGTAAAATATGAAAATAAATTTTAGATGAAGAAGATAAAATGGAGGGAAATGAATTACTAAATTATACAGAAAAATATTTTTATATTTTTGCAGCACGTGAAGAAAGTTATAAGGTAATTGATTATTTTAATGAAGAGATTAATAAAAAAAATAAACAGGATAGTGGGGTTATGGAATGTTTATTTTTTCAGTTTTTTCCATTTTTGGAGAGAATAAGTTTTTGGGGAAATATGATTGCATATTCAAATCTTATTTTAAAAATAAATTCTCATTTTCAGCAAAAACTTCTGCCTTATTCTAATATAATTTCACAAATAACAGGAATTGATTTTGTTGAAATAATAAATGGTGAAGAAAGGGAAGATTTTGAATTTGAGTGGGAAATTCCTTCTAAGGGAGATATTCCATCCATGGAATATTATTCTGAAATAATAAATCTCTGCAGCATTCTTAAAAAAGAATTTATAAATTATTTTATTAAAAATATCAAAGAGTATCCAATAGATATTCGGAAAAAAATTATTAGAATTGCTCTTCAAATTATTAATTATAGGTTTATTATGGAAAAGATTAGGGTAAAAATGTATGGAAAACATTTTATAAAACAATATATTTATTCTCCAAAAAAAAATATCGGATTCAAAAGATGCATCCACGGAAAAAATAAATATATACCCTGCATCCAATGCAGATTATCTTAAATTTATCAAAAAATTTACCTAATTATAAAATCTTCGTGTAATATGAATTTCACAATCCAAACTCCTATATTTTTTCACATACTTTTCCGGAGTATAACCGAATTTGTCTAACAAATTTAATTTTGCCCCATAATCTAATAATGCTTGGAAACAAACCGAAAAATTATTTATAGCACAAATATGCAATGCAGTTTGTCCACTATGATCTTTAAAATTAGCATCCGAACCACTCCTCAATAAATACTCCAAACACTCATAAGAATTATTTTTAGCAGCCACAATCAAAGCATTATCATATGGGTCATAATCACCGAAATCATCACATTTAATCGACATAAAATTATTAGGATCTCCCAACAATCTAATTGGATCCCAATGTGAACTTAAAAGAAAGTCGTTATATGCACCTTCTTTGTGAACAGTTTTACACCTTTTAACATTTAAAACGCACCTCTTCGACTTACTGATTTTTATAAAAATCATTATTCTTTAACTATTGCTAATGATGAAATTCTTTATTATGATAAATTACCATATATTCTTGCTTATGAAGCAATTGATATGATTACAAATATTAATAA